AATTTAGCTGCGTTATTAGACGCTGTAGCTCCAATGTAAGCAGAGCCGGGACGTAGCATCATCGAGCCTAGATTACGCGGAATCCAGTTCGTCATTGTTTCCGCAGACAAAGCAGTACGGTCTAAGTCAATTCTCGCCAGCGCAAGAGGGGATATGAGTCCCCTGTTGAAAGCGTAGAGCGGGAGGTTAGCCAATTAAGCTGCCCCTATTTCCTCTATCGTTATTCGTCCTGCCCCTGTATCGGGAATTAACCCAATCGCCTGGAGCTGGGAACTTTTGTGGGCCAGCCATTGCATCGTTGTTTTTGGCAAGCATCATCCTTTCTTTGTACTCAGCGTCCACTTCTTGTCGAACAGCGGCGTCTTGAGTTAGAGACAAGATAATCTTTTTAGCAAAGTGACCCGCCACAAAATCAGCAAAGGTCGCAGGCCATAGTCCGAGATTCTGCCCGTAGTCCGTGGAATTACTCACGTACTTGACATAAATCTCATCAATTTCAGCATACCAGTAATTGTTCTCATCCTCATACCTTAAAAGAGGGGCGGTGAAGAATTCATCTGAACACAGCGCGGATGTGAGAATCCAGTCATCTGGTTTGGAGAAAGCGTTCCTATAACCGAAGTCATTGGTAACATCCGTGTCAATGTCTAACTTCACGGTCTTCATGGCGAACTTCCACTGGCCCCTTTCCAGACAAGCATCTACGCCGTCATTATCCCAAACATGATCTAGTAGTCTTCGAGGCTTCCTGTCTTCCGTGAGAGAAGCTAAAACCCTCTCTCCGCATATAACTAAAGCATCGTTGTAGATTTCAAGTCGGGATGTTGACATTAGATTTTATCCAGGTATTCCACAAGCCATCTTTCGGCTTCGGCTTTGGTTTCAAGATGTTCAATCAAGACAGAACTATCCTTCACGCGGATAATGCTGTGCTTGGCATGAGGCCCACGATATTTATAAGCATACTCAGGGTTTTTAACTTTGACTTTTTCGCTCAAGTCGTACCAGTGTAATTCTTTAAGATACGCTGATGTTTTGTCTTGCTGTAGGACAAGATATTCAGCCCAGAACTTTCCATCATCCTGCCGCACTTCAACAAGGTCGAACTGCTTAAAAGCAACAGCGATGTTCGCCCAGAACGAGGGGGCTAGTAAGTCCTCTCGGGTGATGTGGGGTTCCACAGTAGCCACCCAATGGTTCCGAACCGACTCTTGCAAGTTGATTCGTGTAATTTGTAATAGCACGTCCCGATTTGGGACTAATCCTAGTGTTTCTGACATTTCATACTCCTCAAATAGAAAGGGGGAACCCCTCGAAAGGGGGACCCCCAAAAGAATCAACCTAAGTTGATTTAATCGTGCCTGTAACCCAAAATTCCGCAGCACCATCGGCGCTAGTGGAAATCGGGGTCATGACTCCGACATTCAGGTCAACCATCGCGCCAGTACTATTGTAGCCAATAGCAATAACAACGTCGCCTTCCTGCATACCGAGCCGACCAGCATTACTGAACCAACCTGTAGACTTCATGTTGGCAAGTGTTGCTGTAGAGGAATAAGACCAGAGCGCACCGCCATCTTTGGCGTTGCTTCCTGGTTCGTTCCTGTTCCGGCGTGATAAAACACCAGAATCGATCCGGCGTGGCCCTGCTGTGCTTACATAAGCTGGCATAACAATTTACTCCTATGCGTAAGCCGAACCATCGGCGGTTATAGTGACAACTCCAGCATTCTGGAGCAGAACTGCTCCCATATACATAGAGCAACGAGCGTAGCTGTAATCCTGCTCTTCATCATAGCCAACAGGAGATTGCATCCCCTTAGTATCGGCAGCATGACCAATCGCTGATTTATGGTACAGGTAGTTTTCTTCCGAAGAAGTACCTTTACCAACCAGGTTGGGATGCTCGATGATGAGCGCATTACGCCACTTGTATGCCATAGGCTGATCACGCCATGAAGGGTCTTGACCGGCATAAGCACGCAGACTCACGTAGTCAGCACTGGAAAATTCCGGCGCTTGTTCGAGGTATGCGAGAAATGAAGGTTGACACAACAGGGTGATGTTTGAGTCCCACGGAACGGAGGCGTTAGAAAGTTTAACGCGAGCGTTTTGGAACAAATCAACACTTGGCAGTGTGGTTGAACCACCAATGGCTACTGTACCTGTGGTCAGGATAGTAGTGATCTGATTATCAATCTTGCGATTAACAACCGCCATTGTAGTGGCCTGCATGATCTGACGTTGGTTGCCTTGTGAGGCGAACACATTGAACCCGGTCTTACGAACGAGGTCATGCTCTTCAGTCAGAGTTGCAGATGGTGTTGCGAGGTTGTCTGAACGGGCAGTAATTAAACCGTTCACCCCACGGGTTTGCGTCTCTGCGCCGCCTGAATCTGCGACGAGGAACGTAGCCGTATTACCCTTGATAACGGCTTCAGTCGTTACAGTCTCACGAAGCAGCGATTGATGCTGTTCGAAGCCTGCAATGAATTCTTGCCGGTATTGGGTCTGGAAGGCTGTATCTACCATGATATAACTCCTAGATTGTGAATAAAATAGGGGTATCCTTCGAGGTGAACGGGGTATCCTGTGAGTGAAGGGCCGTTGAATCCTTTCTGGGCCTAGCTTGGGTGGTTCAGAATGAACCGATATGTAGGGGACTCTCGTCGGTATCCTACTTACTCTGGGCCGCTACCAATTCTCGGTAACGGGCCTGATTGTCGTCGGCCTTTGGGCCTTTCCAGTATTCTGAGGATCTATTGCCCATCATACTTTCTAATTCTTTAATCTCGTCCGATATAGCGGATTGTAAATCTCCACCAGCAGGGACAAGGGTTGTGGTTGGGTTCTGCTGTAGCGCAAGACCAGCAAGGAACTTCAATGCATCAGGACTGTTCCCTAGCATGGTTCCGTCTTTTAGTCGTGCGTCTAGCAGTTGTTCTTTAAAGCCTTCAGGGGCAGTGTCCAAAAACCCATGCACTTTGTTCATATTTGTACGGAACTCCGTACCCCACTCGCTTCTGAGTGAGTCTTCAGAGGACTCTAAATCCTGCTGATCAGCATTCTCTAAAGCAGTGAGTTGAGCTTCGCCTTGAGATTCATGCCAGTCAAGAGCCAGTTTCGCATCGGCTGGAGTCATGTTGTTATCAAAGGCAATCTGAGCAAGGGTTTCGTTGCCTTCAAACTCGTACTTCTCAGCACTCTCTGGGATGTTATTCTCAGACCGCCATGAAGCCTTTTCAGCATCCGACCCCTCGCCTGGGAAGGCTTCGGGTTTCTTGTATTCACCGGAGCTAACCTTTAATTTAGCAGCGTAACCACCATCGAGAGCAGCGTTGACAGAAGCATACCTCCCAATGTGTTCTACCTTTGCTTCATCGTCACCAGCCCATTCACCGCGCCATGCGCCTTCGGTTGCACCGGAATCACCAGCACTGCCATCACCGCCCGTATCACCATCAGCGGCTTGTTCTCGTAAAATATTCCATACACCTTTCATTCCATACTCCTCAGTTTTCCTGGTTCCAACTTCAACATCTTGATAACCGTGTTCCCACAGTACCTCCGACCTTCATGGAAGGCGGTAGCATGTGTATCGTTAGGGATGTATGACTGGTCATAAGTCGCACAAACCTTAGTGATAAACCAGTCCAATGCCCTTTTCTGCATGTCTGGGGTTGCTGTTCCCTGCTCTAATAGCTGAATCGCCGTAGCGTCAGCGGCTATGTAATCTACTGTTTCCATTATCTCCTCAGACGGCTAGTTTCTGACTCGCACTCCCTAAAGTATCAGCCACATCAGCACTTTGCTGCATCTTGGCTAATTCCTGTTCTTCGGCTTGTTGGTCGTTTGCATCTTGTAGCATACTCTCAACATCCTCTCGACTTCTCTGCCATGTAGCCGGTACACCAACGCTTGTTAATGCATCTCTCAGGGCTTCTGGCATATCCATCATGTACAGAGCTGATTGGTCAAGGTCTGCGGCTTCTGCCAATAGAGCTTTAGCCTCAAGGAACTTCTGACCCTTCTGCTGTTCAATGGTGTCGTGTAGTGGGGATTGGAACTCAAACTCGATATCATTCCCCTGTAAACTCTTGGGAATGTCATGGGGTGAGCCAAATGCTCCCACTCTCATTAAGATATCAAAGGTTAATTCACAAATACCACCATTCCTCTCAGCCTCCATCGGCTCAAAGATGGGCAAAGCACCTCTAATGTATTCTTGGACTCGTTGACCGACTTCATACGCGGTCATCTCCACACCCCTCTCAGGGATGGCTAATTTGTGTAAGAAGAAGGCTTGAGCAATCATCTCTCTGGAGTCTCTAGCCATCTCATCACCAAAGGGAAGTCCACGCAGGTCTTGATTTAACGGCCTTAACGCACTACCTAGCTTCTCATCGTAAGCAGCATCCAACCACGTTATCCCACCGGCATAGAGCGATACATCAGACCTTACGGCGTCCTGTGTGGCAAGGAGAGGTGGATTAACCGCTTTCTCACCAGCTTCCAAGATTGCGTAGGTCATGCTTTGGATTAATCTAGCATCAGGGAGAGCTGTGATGGTCGCAGGAGAATAAGCATACTGAGAGCCTGATACAGTCTGCCACCTGGCTATAGAGTATTCCATACTCCAAACAGGGACGGCTTCTAGTAATTCAACGTGTTCAGCATCAAAGTAAATCGACCAATAAGGTCTACCCAGAGAATCCCCTGAGTACATATCGGCTTCTAAAACAATGTGGTAACACTTGAACTTTTTAAACGGGTCTTTCTCATTCGCCATTTTTATATTTTCATGGACTTTTGGAAAGAGAGTAACTAAGTCTCTAGCAGTGGGCTTCCACTTCATCCCGACTAGCCCTATGTGTCCTTCGGCGTTCTCCTTCCAGACAACATCTCTGATGTGATGGTTTCTGTATAAGAGATTATCCCCAAAGCGATTGGGTCTACAGGAAGTGATACATTGACCAAAAGCGGAGAAGTCTTGATCCCCTTCTTTACTTGCACGGTTGAATAAAGCTTTGGGAGAGTACATCGCCCGTCTCATTATTTTATCTTTATCTTCCAGCCACCGTTGAGCTTCGTTATCAGGCTTCTCCCCGCCAGCAGGCATCATCTTGAACCATTCTTTTTCAGTAGGTCTTAACATCGAACCTATCTGGTCGCCCAAGTCCCTTCGCGTGAGGACAGGGTAGGAAGTCATTAAGTTCTCAGCAAACGTCCCATGCGTTCTACGAATGGTGAAGTCAGCTCGTTCAGGGTAGAAGTTTTCCGCTATTTCCTGTAGGAGCATGACATACGTGAGTCGTTCCGTGAAAAGCTTGTCAACTACTTCCTTTAGTTGCTTGGGGTTCATTGGTTATCCTAAAGTATCAGACTGTGAAAGCAGTGTTCCCTTTCTACCTTGTCCCTTTCTGCGTACAGCGCGCTTTCTGTTTTCGGATTTATTCGCATCAGGCGCGCTTTCTGTTTTCGGATTTATTCGCATCAGGATCGGTGATGGGTTTGATTTTCTGCCTCGTCGCAAATTCTTTACTCCATTTGTCTTGCTGCGCGGTATAGGCTGCGTTCCTTCTTTTGTTTTCACCACCAGAGATATTTGGATCACCTCCATATCTTAGTTCTTTCTCGTGGCCTTCAACGAAATGAGTCTGTTCACCTTTAAACTTCCACAGCAGGGTTGCGGGTACTTTCTTCTTCTTCGGGCCTGTAGACCTGTCTTCGTATCTCGTATTACGCAAGCCTTGCATATTAGAACCAGTCGCTCGGCCTTTGTATGACCCCCCACCACCACTGATGCCGCTGTTCCCAATACCTTGTGCTTCTGCATTTGGCATTTAATGTAATCTCCGTTTAGTGATAACCTTTGGGGCTTGACCGCGCATCCTGTGCCTGTCCTTGCGCCCCATCCATTCCAGTGCGCTGTTAGAATCCTTGGCCCCCTCAAAATCTGCCTAGTCGGTCACAGACCTTTTCCTTTGACTCTACCGTGAGAACATGATTCTCGATTTTATAAGTCGGCCCCGTTAAATCCGCTACTAACTCAGGGTCGTCAGGTAATGCTATCTGACTCCCACCAGGTTGTGATGGGTCTAGTGCTTCGTGTAATCTCCATATCGCAGCACTTCGTTTATTCCTGAAAGGTATGTTTGAATCTTTAGTTCGCATACCGCTTGACTCTGACCCCTTATACCCGTAGGTGTCGATGTCATTGGCCCTTAAATGTTCGTAAGTTGAGTTGCCGTAACCACCACCTAAGTCTATGATTACTAAGGCTTTATCCCGTCTTACAGCTAGAATATGTCCCGCCGCTTGAGTACCCATTTTCTCAATGTCAAAATCTTTAGCAGGGATGACGGTTATTTTGTCAAACCACCCATCGAATCTTGGGGCTAGAACCATTGGGTCTTTCCCCCCGCCAGTCATATCTACGCCTATCGCGCACATGGGAATTGCTTCTGGAGGAGTAGGAGTCCATCGGTCTTGGGCTAATCTGATCCACTCTGTAGGGATTGCTTGACCAATAGTGTCAACCATCGACAGGTCAAATCGACCATCTCTGTATGCTAATCGTTCTCGTTCAGGTAGAGAGGCTAAAACCGAATCGTAATTCGTATTTGCCAAATAAGGATTATCAGATAATTTAGCTCTGATAAAAGTCCTTGAGCGAGCTATAATCGGCTCCCCGTTAATCATGTGAGGGCCACGCCCGTCTACTTCGGTATCCTTGCCCTCTTCATTTGTTGTATACCACCTTAACTCCCCGTCCTTAGCTGGATGAGGGTGAGTAGGGTCTAACCAGGCTCCCCATCTCTTGATAACCCAGTACCCTTCTGCGTTTGTGGGAGGATTGCCAGTCGCTACTACTCTACATCTCTGGTCAGGATTGGCTGATCTGTTCCACGCTGATATGAATGTATATTGAGTCTCTGAGAAATCAGGTATCTCATCAAACGCTTTAAGAGAGTGAGGAATTCCCTTCCTCTTTTGCTTGTCCCCTTCTAATTGACAACCACCCATATCAACTACATGACCATTAGGTAGTTTCCACGTCCCTGTGGATCGGTTTAACCCGTTATCATTCCCTAGAATTTCTTCGAACCTCGTTGGAAGTTTCTCGGCTTCTTTATTCGTTCTCCGTAGGAGCAACGAGGCATCATGTTCGTTTAAAGCTAATCCTGTGATTAAATCAGTCTTACCCCCACCGGCTTGTCCACCATAGTACAATTCATCGGCTTCTGAGAAATAAGCTTCAGTCTGCGGGCCGGGGGTTGGAACCCACAGTAAATCTTTCGTAGCGTTCAGGACTTCTTCCGTGAACTCCTTCTTCTTGTCCTTATCCAGACCAGTGAGCCGGTCTATCATGTCATCAAGGACTGTCATTTCTTTTTACGTGTCTTCTTCGCTAATTCCTGAAAAGCCGGAATTAAAGGAGGTGAGGTGTAGTCACCACTGTTCATATCGCCTGCCCATGTCATGGCGTACCAGTCAATAACCTCTTTCGCCAGCGTCCATGCGTGAGCTTCAATCTCTGCATTCTTCGCTCTTTGGTCGGCATCTGCCTTTGATGCGTTGAATTCTTTCACCTTGGAGGTGTATTTAATCCACTCATGGGAGTTCTGACACACGCCATACAAAGGATTGGGTCTTAACAAGTCGGATTCGGGTGGGACAGAGACTTTAATCCCCTTCGCCACCGCAAGACTACAGAAGAACTGACACCCCATCTTCTGGGCTTGGTATTCTGTTTGTGCCGCCATATCAACCCCGTAAAGACTAATCTCCGTAGGATTCATCTCAATCGCCATTGCCAACATCCATGATAAGGACGATGTGAAGAAATACTTACCATACTTCGCGACAAGTTCCTCCCACGGCAATAACTCACACGCAGGAATATCTTCAATAGGGAGAGTCATCCAAACAGGACACTCTAAAGTCTTTAACCACGCAATATATTCATGCGGGAAACTAGCCCCGCCTGGAACGTATCTGTGGACTTCGAAGTGAGCATCAATCCTTGGCATGTGCATTGTGCCAGGAGAACAGCCCCAGATTTCCCATGAAGGGTCACCAAACGGGGCTAATTCCATACTACTAGGCGCAGTGCCGAGCAACGCAATTTTTTTGCGCTCTTCCATAAAAACCTCCTCAGATTTACTTTACGATGCTACTGTGAACAGTCCTGTAGACATACCGCCCATTACAACCCATATAGCGGTGCTAATACCCATCAACTGAACATTGGCACCAACATCGGTCATAGTGATTTTGGTATCTCCAATTCCCGCTGACGAGGTAAATGTCGCAGCAGTTGATGCCGAAGTGATCACGAAGCCATTAGTCGTACCGGCAGTAATCAAGGCGATTGACACGCCAACCCCGGTCTCTGGAGATGCGAGTGTCACAGCTTGAGTTGATTTGGTAGTTTCCAGAACAACAAACCCATGATTAGGAAGGACAGTTCCAGCAGTCGTTACAGACGTAACAACCCTGCGATGGTCTTTAATCCCACCAAGAAAATCACGGTCTAAGCCTAATTGCCGTCCGTGGACTGATGTACGGGTTTTCGCCCGAATTTGTGCTAGTGTTTGTGCCATAATATTTCCCTTGCGTTATTTTTGCATAATTAAGGATTGCCGAGACAGTCGGACACGCTGTAAATTTAATCCTGGAGAATGACTATCTTGACAGTTACATCATCCGTAGCTGCGTAAGTCGGAGTTCCGCGTGTGACTAGCTGGCCGAACAGAGATGTCCCGCCTGAAACTAATTCAAACCCCAAGCCTGAAGTCGCGACTGTTGCCGCAGAGTTATCAGCGAAATCCGTGTAATCACCCGTTGCGATTTTCACAGAACCAACATAATTAGCAAGGTCTGCGTCAGTCGGGTCTACCGCTGCGTTATCTGCGGTTGGGGTAAACGTCCGGTTATAGAGATGAAGCTCCAAAGCCACGCTTTGCTTTGCTTCGTCTATAATGACAACAGACTGAACTATACCGCTCCTACGCCCTTTCTCACACGCATTAGCGAATGTTAAAAGGCCACCAACAGCATCATTGGCACTATAAGCACCAGCCGTCACAGTGGGTTGTTGAGCGATTGTCTTGGTTTTAGTAATAGAACCCATGATTAGGAACTCCCTGTT